TGATTCTCCGAAATTAAAATATTTATAAATTTGCAAAAAAAAAAAAAATCGTTGAGACTGGGTCCCCGTAAAATCCTGTTTTTTGCAAAATATTTTGTTACGATGTTAAAAAAATATGATTTTGGGCAAAAAACGATTTAGGGATTTTTTATTAGCCATATATACTAATAATGACTAACAAAAAAATCCCCAAAAATCCCCAAAATTATTCATGTGATAAATGCTTCTACTTCACAAGTAACAAAAAAGATTTTAATAAACATTTATTCACTCGAAAACATAAAATACTAACAAATACTAACGAAAAATCCCAAAAAATCCCAAAATCAAATGATATGTATGAATGTGTGTGTGGAAAAAAATATAAACATTCGTCCTCATTATCTAAACATAAAAAAAATTGTAAGCATGATACTGATATATTAAATGAACAAATTAAAACAGAAAAAAAAGAAGAAAATATTGATTATAAAGAAATGTTTGTTCAACTGGTGGATCAAAATAACGAGTTACAAAAAACCATACACGAAATGATACCAAAACTAGGTAATACAACTTATTCACAAAATAATACTCAGCATTTTAATATAAATGTATTTTTAAATGAAACATGTAAAGATGCTTTGAATATAATGGAATTTGTTAACTCTCTACAATTAAAGTTAAAAGATTTAGAGAATACTGGTAAATTAGGATTTGTAGAAGGAACAAGTAAAATTATTATTGATGGGTTAAAAGAATTAGATACACATAAACGCCCTATACATTGTAGTAATATAAAAAACGAAATATTATATGTAAAAGATAATGATAAATGGGAACAAGAAACAGATAATAAAGATAAAATGAAAAAAGCAATAGATGAAATAAATAAAGCAAATATGAAACAAATACCAAAATGGATAACAGAGAATCCTACTTATGCTGATGATGAAGAATATATGAAAATCATATCTAATATTATGAAAGCAGATATAGATGATGATAAAAATAAAATTATTAATAATGTCGCCAAAGAAACCATGATAGACAAGGAGGGGATTAATGAATAAAACATGGTTAAAATTAATATATGTGTAAATAAGAATATATTATGTCATTATATAGTCTTTATGTCAAAATTAAATAAAATACTTATTGAAAATATATCATCGGACAAACTAATCGATTATTTTAATGAAGAAACAAATAGAAATTATAAACATATAAAATATGATAATGTGTGTGAAATATTTCATAATGAGATAAATAAAATAGATTTATATGGTGATATAAATAATATAGAAGAAAAAAAAAATTTAGAACATGTATTTCCTAAGTCATATTTTAAAAAACATCCTGAAAAAGATATTATGTATTCAGATATGCACAATTTATTTTTATGTAATTCAAAATTAAATCATCATAGAGAAAATTTTAAATATGTTGATATTGACGATTATAATTTTGATTATACAGAAAAATTCTTTGATAATGAAGGTCAGGAAATTGAAAATTCAAAAGATTTTTATAAAAACCAAGGATATATTATGACTGTAAATAAAAATGATAATGTAATAGTTCCAAATGATTATTCTAGAGGAAAAGTAGCAAGGTCAATAGCTTATTTTGTTATAAAATATAAATGTATTGATAAAATAGAAGATATTATAAATATTGATACTATGATAAAATGGGCTCTTCAAGATCCTGTTGATAATGAAGAATATTTTAAGAATATTTTATGTTATAAACACCAAGGTAATTATAATCCATTTATAATAGATCCTGTATTAGTTGCATACTGTTTTTTAGATAAAACAAAATTAGATATAGAAGAACTAATAACATTAAAAAAAACGAAATCAATAGATCATATGAATGCGATAGAGTATTTAATTAAAGAAAATAGAATACAGTATGAAGAAATATGTGGTTTAACTGAAAAAATAAAAAATTTAGAAGGTGATGTAAGCGATACATGTTGTGATGACGATAGCAATGATATTTATGATAGTGATGATATTTATGATATAGATGATATAGACTTTTTATAATTTCAAATATTATAAATCATTAATAATTAAATTGATATGTATTAAAAATAAATATCAATTATTATATTATAGCACAATGAGCAAAAATGATAAAACATTAAATGATATATTAAAATTCCATTTAGATGAAAAAAACTATCAGGCTCGCATAGGACAAAGTCAAAATGAATTAGAAGTGAGATTTGCAACTAGAAATATTAAAAAAATTACAAAAATAAGTTTTGATAATGTAATCAAAAAATTAAAATCATTAGGATATTATTCATCAAATGAATTAGGGATTCATATTTTAAAAATTCAAAATGAATTTGAAGATCCTAGAACAGGTGAAATAAAATTATCTAATATAAGAACAGAAATAAATGGTATTTCTAATATTCAAGATTATTGTAGATTAAACTCTATTGAAAAAATTATAGAAAAAAATCCATATAAATCTGTAGTAAATTTTGTATCAAAAATGTATGCAAAGGATGAAAATAATAAACCAATATATCCAATTAAAAATGACGGTTATAATTTAAAAATATCATATCAAACAGAAGTACAAATTAATAGCAATTCAAAGATTGCGACTAAAATAAAGGATAAATGGTCAGATTCTAAAAAAATGTTTAGGTATATGAATAGAATTACATTTATACACCCTGATTATCCAATCAAAGTAGATTTAAGTGTTACAAAATCAAGCAATATTGATTCAAATTATAAACCTATTTTAACATATAATTTTGACGATTCGAATGTTTTAAATAATCCTGAGATTTATGAAATAGAAATTGAATTAATAAATGAACAAGTTGGTCCACATAAGTTATTTAACGATGTGGATAAATTAGAAAGAATCATTAAAAAAAGTATTACGCATGTTCTATCAGGCCTTCAAGGAACAAATTATCCTATATCATATCCAGAGCAAAAAGATGTTCAAGAAGATTACTTAAAATTAATAGGTAGAGATACCTCTAAATTAATAGGAAAAAATGGTAAATTAAAGATAAGAACAAGTGATTTTTGTGGACCATCTTCATTTACACTTCAAATGAAGAATGTTCAACATTCTAGTGAAAATAATAATACCCCTAACATAAGGAATTATTATACAGTTACAGATAAAGCTGATGGTGAAAGAAAATTAATGTATATTTCAAAAAGTGGAAAAATTTATTTAATTACAACAAATATGGAAATAGAATTTACAGGAATAAAAGCAAAAGATAAAGAGCAATATAATAGTTTATTAGATGGTGAACATATTATACATGATAAATTTGGAAATTTTATTAATTTATATGCTGCTTTTGATATTTATTTTATAAAAGGCAATTCTGTTAGAGAACTATCTTTTGTTCCTCTAGATGATACAGAAGATAAGGCAAAATATAGATTACCATTATTGATTTCCTATATTAATAAGTTAGATTTTAAGGAAGGAAAAGGAATAAAAATTATTAATAAGGAATTTATGATGGATATAACAGGTGATAACATATTTGGATGCTGTCGTCAAATTTTAGATAAGGTAGAAAAAGATATGTATCTATACAATACTGATGGTTTAATATTTACTCCTATAGAGAATGGTGTAGGTGGAAATAAGAAAGGTAAAGCAAGTGAACTTAAAAGAGTTACCTGGGATTATTCATTTAAATGGAAACCTCCGGAGTTTAATACAATTGATTTCTTAGTAACTACTAAGAAGGCGGAAAATAATGATGATTATATTGGAAATTTATTTGTAGATGGAAATGATTTAACAAATGAAAATAAAATAACTCAATTTAAATCATTAGAATTACGATGTGGATTTAATGAAGATGATCATGGTTATATAAATCCTGTGAATGATGTAATAAACGATAATATTAAAAATAAAAGTTATTATGATAATGAAGATAAATATAAACCGGTTCCTTTTTATCCATCAGATCCGGCCGATAATGAAGCACATATATGTGAATTGAAATTAATAAATGATGATGCTGGAAATAAACAAATGACTACTGAAGAAGGGGATGTTTTTACAGATAAAACAATTGTAGAATTTAAATATGACATGTCAAAACCTAAAAAGGAAAGATGGATTCCTATTAAAGTAAGATATGATAAGACAGCAGAATATAGAAATGGTGGTAAAAATTATGGTAATGCCTATCATGTTGCTAATAGTAATTGGTATAGTATTCATAATCCTATTACAGTAGAAATGTTAAAAACAGGTGATAATATACCAGAAAACAACCAAGACGATGATGTATATTATAATCGTAGTTCAAGCACAAATAATACTCAATCTTTAAGGGATTTCCATAATATCGTTGTAAAAAAGAAATTAATAACTAGTGTTTCAACTAGAGGAGATACATTAATTGATTATGCTGTTGGTATGGGAGGAGATTTTCCAAAATGGATTCAGGCAAAATTATCATTTGTATTTGGACTTGATTTATCAAAGGATAACATTGAGAACAGAGTAAGAGGCGCTTGCGCAAGATATTTAGATTATAGAAAGGATTTATCTTCAATGCCTTCAGCATTATTTGTAAATGGAGACAGTAGATTAAATATAAAATCAGGTGATGCTTTGTTTAATGAAAAAGATAAAATGATTACAAAGGCAGTATTTGGTGAAGGTCATAAAAATGAAGATAAATTAGGGAAAGGTGTTTTTAAACAATATGGTAAAGGTGTAGAAGGATTTCATATTAGTTCATGCCAATTTGCCCTTCATTATTTCTTTGAAAACAAAGATGTGTTAATGAATTTTATGAGAAATTTATGTGAATGTACAAAAGTAAATGGATATTTTATTGGTGGTTGTTATGATGGTAATCTTATCTTTGAAAGATTAAAAAATAAGAAAAAGGGCGACGGTATTACATTAATGAATAAAGATAACAACGAAAAAATTTGGCAAATTACAAAACAATATGATAATGAAAAATTAAAGGATGATGTAAGCAGTTTAGGAATTGGTATTGATATTTATCAAGAGACTATTAATAAAACTTTTAGAGAATATTTGGTTAACTTCAATTATTTTATTAGAGTGATGGAAAATTATGGCTTTGTTCCCCTTGAAAATGAAGATGCGAGAAAAATGGGATTACCAAATGGAATGGGAAATTTTAAAGAATTATTTGAACAATTAGAACAAGATATCGAACGAAATAAAAATATAAAGAAGGATATAAAAAAATCATTATATATGACTGATAATGAAAAAACAATATCATTTTTAAATAAATATTTTGTCTTTAAAAAGATTAGAAATGTAGATGCGAAAAGTGTAATAATTGAAACAGAAGAAGATGAGTTACTACAAGAAGAAACCATTTCTGTGCGTAAAAAATCAGATAAAAAAGGTAAAAAAATTCGCTTAGTAGAATAATAATAAATAACAACATAAAGTTTAATTTATTATTATTAGTATGAGTTACTACCAATTATTTACATGTAATAATATTATATATCCTAGTAGACTAATATGTAAGTTTACAAATGATGAAAATGAAAACAAAATTTTTTTATCTAATACACTTCATTCTTATGTCATGAATTCTAAAGAAAAAATAGATAAGTATGAAAGATCGTGGGATAAATACAAAAAATACATAAATCCGTATGAATTTATACACACAATGATACCCGATATAAAACACTCAATCGCAAAATATAAACCATTATCAAGATCTTATTTTAAATTTATAGAAATAGCTCAAATGTTAAAATTATTAGATGATTATACTTATAATAACATAAATACATTTCACTTAGCCGAAGGACCAGGAGGTTTTATCGAAGCATTATGTCATTTACGAAAGAACCAGAATGATAACTATATTGGTATGACATTAATAGATGATAGTGATACAAATGTACCCGGTTGGAAAAAAACCCAGAATTTTTTAAATAAGAATAAAAATGTTACAATTGATTATGGTATTACCAAAAATGGTGATTTATTAGATCCGAAAAATTTTGTTTATGTAAATGAAAAATATAAAAATTCTATGGATATTATCACAGGAGATGGAGGATTTGATTTTTCTATAGATTTTAATCAACAAGAATCAATATCATTTAAACTTATATATGTTCAAATGTGTTATGCTTTAATTATGCAGAAATATAAAGGACATTTTTTTTTAAAAATTTTTGATTCATTTTCATTAAATATTATTCAGTTATTATATATATTAAATAATTTATATGAAAAAGTTTATATTGTAAAGCCAAATACAAGCCGATATGCCAATTCTGAAAGATATATTGTCTGCAAACATTTTAGATTAACAGATTCAAGCAGTCTATTTTATCCTCTACTTAATAATATATCACAAATAAAAAATTATAAATATATAACCAGTATATATGATGAAAAATTAAATTATTATTTTATTATAAAAATGGAAGAAATAAATGCGGCTATAGGACAACAGCAAATAGACTATATTAATTCTACTATCGAATTAATAGAAAATAATAACGAAGATAAAATTACAAGATTAGTAAAAAATAATATTCAAAAGTGCACTAATTGGTGTATTAAATATAAAATACCTTATATTAAAATAAATACAGAACAGTTTGAATATAATATGATTGAAAATGAATTTATATAAAACATTTTTGAGTGGTGAAGTTTAAAACTAAACTATAAAGATACTTTGTAAATTTTGTGCCTTCTCGTCCAATGGTATCAGATATATTTGATTGTATATCTTCTTCACTTTCTCTATCTAAATTAATAACAAATCCTTGTAAAACTTTATTGTAATTACACATAATAATTTTTATAATTTTTTCTATATTATTGTTTTTTATTAACTTATAAAATGATGTAAATTTATATTCTTTATTATCTAATTTATATGTAAATTTAATTCTAAAATTAGAAATTAAATTTGTATAGAATAAAAATGGAAATACAAAACATATTCCAAATTTATCACCTTCTTGTAGATTAGGACCACAATAATTATATTGTTCGTTGGGCTCATAATTAATAAACGATGAACCAGAATTATATAATTCATTGTATTTATTTATGTATTTAAACAAATGATTCAATACATAAAAATCAAGAGGTTTATTTAATTTTAGATTTTTATATCTTTTTCTTGTTATATATTTATTATAACCATGAGCAATATCACTTTTTAATGCTTCGCCATGTGAATTAAAATAATAAGCATTATAGTTATTATTGTTATCTAGATAAATAAAACAACATGTAGAATGTACACTATAAGCCAAATTACCTGTTTTTTTTAAAATTTCTTCATCAATTAAATAATCATGAAAATCAAAGTAAACAAATATGTTCTTTTTTTGTTTCATATAATCATTCAATACATGAATAAAACTTCCTCGTTTATTTTCATAATCATTGTAGTAACTAGACCATAAATGTAATATGTGTAATGGAGATTTATGAAAATCTGGTTCATCAAATTTATTTTCAATATCATTTAAATCGTTATAATTTTCTAGATATGTTTTAAATAGTAATTCAAATTGAATAGGAACATGTACAATCTCAATATCTGTTTCACTATATTGTCTTGCCAATTTGTTAGATGCTCTTGTAATATTATTATCAAAAGCAGCATTTGCTATTTTATGTTTTTCCCCTTGTTTGATTAAGTTTTCCATTGTAATCCGCGTAGGATATTTAAACTCATTAATGGACATCATTTTTAATTAGATATATTTAAATTCTTTTAATCTATAAAATTAATTTAGTTTTGAATCAATTTTTTTTACTGTTAATTTTCTCATTTTTATGTTCTCTTTTTCTTTTTTTAATTTTACACAATCATTGTATAAATTTTCATAAAGAAGACAGTATTGAAAGTTATTTTTTTTACAATCTAATAACATTACAAATTCATTTTCACATAACATTTTTGATTTACTGCTAATTTTCATTGGTGATGAAACAATCGAGAATAAAATTTCTTCCATATAACTTATAATTACAATTTTTTTCTAATATTTTATAATTAAATACAAATTACCATAGCATGATTTATATTTAAGCAAAACACATAGACATACATCTTGTTTTATGACCCTTACCACCTTTATGAATGGTATGTCTCAATTGTGGTTTTTGATATTTTGATTTTTGTGTAAATGGAGCGTCTGGTCTACCACTATATGCATAAGCATTAGGAAGAGCATTTCCTAAACCAAAATTACCGTTGTCGGATTTCGAAGCAGCTTTATTTATTTCATTTAATTTTAATCTAGCTATTCTAGAACTTGAATCAACCGCACCTTGAACCGCGAATTGTTTATTATTTGGTTTATATATTGTTGTTTTACATCTTGAATCAGATGGACAACAATTTGCGCTATATTCAACCGTGTTCCCCGAGAGGTCAGTTGTATTTTGAAAATTAAAACTTTTTTGTTTATATGTTTTACATCTATTTTGTAGATATGAAAAATTAGTTTGAAAATATTTAGGTAAAGCGGGATTATTATTAATAGTTGTTTTAGTTTGTATAAGTTTTTTAGCTTTTGAAGGGGGGTCAGCTATTTTTAAACAAGTAATATGAGCATCTATATGATTTACATTATTTTCATAATAATTCTTAAGGTCATCTTTATCAGTAGAAGAATTGGTTGTATTAAATTTACCTACTTTATTATCTCTAGTAACTCTACCTAAATTAAAATCTGTAACCATAGTAACAGAACCACTACAGTCACATTGAACTTGATAAGGTCTAACAATATATCCTCCAGGTTTATCTATATAATGTATTAATCTTCTATTATTGAATGTTTGTTTATTATTAACTTCACCATATTGATGACGCCAATGTTTAATAGGTCTAGCTCTAAAAGCATTTGGGTCATATAAAGTATTTTCTTCTCTATTGTAATATGCTAAATGATACATTTTATTATAATCCGCTCTGTAATTTCCAACAACTAATGCTTTGGTTTTAGGTTGGTCATAACTAAATCCTTTAGAATTAGCCCCTGTTCTATTTTTCGCGTTTTTATGATTAATATTCATTAAATTTAATGGAATAGACGATTTTGTACAAGACATTATATATATCTATATAATATATAAATATATAGAAAATATTACCTTAATATATATTAATGATAGATCGTATCTTAAGTTTTGTATTTATTTCTATAATAGTTGTATTAATTATTACATCATATTTAGAAGTTCCAGCAGTAGAATCTATGAAAAACAACGATTCTCGTGAGCTAGGCAAAGTAGAAGAGAGAGTAAATAATTTAACGAAAAAGGTAAATGATTTGTTAAGTGTAGTTAAAGGTACAAACATGGAAAAAATAAGTCAATATAAAACATTAAATAAAATGCATTCACAGGTTAATACTAATAAAGAAAATATAGATAAATTAGCAAATAATTCACCAGAAGCGACTGTTGCAAATTCATCACAATAACAATCTTTATAAAATTAAAAAAATATAATATTTAATTTTATATATATATATATTAATACAATGGGAGATTTTTTTGATGATGTAAAAAATGGTAATATGTCTGCTATTATGGGCAAGTCATATCCTTACAAAGATAATATTAAAACAAATAAACAAATGGGAATGAATTCAAAAGGATCATTATCACAATTAGGTAAAAATGTTGATGGTATGATTGCTTATACCGGGTTTTTAGTTACAGGGAAAGGAGCATCCAAATCAGGAGATGCTGGTGGTAATGCTTATTTCTTAAAAACTGGTGCAAAATGTAAGCATAGTGATGGAACAGACGCAAAAAGACAAATTTATGTTAATAATCAAGTATCATTACCACCTGGAGGTTTAATACCTGGCGTAATCGAAGATTCATTAAAAGTAGGGCAAGGTCCTATAGGTTTATTTGGTTCATTTTTAGGTCCTAATCCTCAAAAATGCAAAACAGTTACTATGAAAACAAGAAATACAAAAAATCAAAGAGGAACAGAATCTGGAATTTTAACTGAAAACGACATTAAAATGATTTCAGCATGCAGTTTTGCAAATAATAAAAATCCAATTACTGGAAAAACATGTAGTGGGTTTTCCTTAATGTATGATACTACAGAAGATGGTCATGATATATCAAAATTACCAGATGATTATATAGTTCAATTTTTTTATGGATCAGTAGCAGTTTTAGCTTTATATTTAATTCATAAAGTTACAACCAAAAGATAAATATATTTATAATAGCTATAATATGAATTTACCAAATGAATTAGTAGAAAAAATTTATGAATATGATGGAAGATATAAAATAAATTATAATAAAGTATTAGATGAACTTCAAACAAGAAATAATTGGTTTCTATTTATGAAAGATACATTGATATCTTCAATTTCGCCATATACTTCTGTATCATCAGTTTATTTATCCGAATTAAAACAAGCAGAAAAAACAAATTTTTATAATTATTATTTTAAAAATATCTAAATAAATATATTACAATAAAAATATAATATATTTATTTACTTACACGAGTGTAGTGATTATATGAATTAGGTGATGTACATGAGTCTGTTTTAGTAATAGATTGCGGATTGGCTAATGCACTATTGTTTGGAGCAATTCCATTAAAATCAGGAGTGTAACCAGCATGATGTCCTTGAGAATTACCTCCTTTCATACCAAAAGCATTTCTAAATTTAGTTACTAAACTTTTTCTTTTAAGAGATTTCGATGAACTTTTTTTAGTAGATTTCTTTTTAGATGATTTTCTTTTTTTAGTAGATTTCTTTTTAGATGTTTTCTTTTTTTTAGATGATTTCTTTTTTGTTGTTTTCTTTTTTGTTGTTTTCTTTTTTTTAGATGATTTCTTTTTTGTTGTTTTCTTTTTTTTAGATGATTTCTTTTTTGTTGCTTTCTTTTTTCCGGCACCACATTGATTTAATTTTGATGTTTTAACTGGAGCATATGATCCAGCAAACAGTTGGGCATCATCATTAGAAACACCTTTTACACCATATGTTTCTTTTCCAGCATGTGAAGAACCTCCCGACATTTTTGCTTGAGATCCAAGACTTTGACATGCTGTTTTCATACCGGCACCATTTATTTCATTATTATATAATCTAGGATTAAATTGCTCATTACCTTGGCGAACAAATTTTGACATATATATATATAAGTTGTTATTTTTTTTGTAAATTTTTTAGTTCTTGTTCAGTGATTATATTTTTATTTTTAACGATTTCTAAAGGAACCCATTTCTTAAACTTATAATTAAATACGCATTTCATATTATATCGTTTATCTAAATCTACATATTTGGATAAATTAACATTTTGAAATTCTTCTTCATCATCGCTTTCTTCTAACGCATCTAAATTATGGTTCTCTTTTATATCTCTAAATAATTTATTCATTTTAACACTTGTTGTAAAATCAGGAATACACGCTACATCATAAAATTGTAAACCAGTCTTTTCATAATTAATATATAAATTATAAATATCATTTTGTATGTCTGGTTTTATCATAAATACAGCATGTTTTCTATTTTCATTTTTATAAATATAATTTAATCGTACATTTTTGGTATAATATTGAATACTATAAACTTGATAGGGTAAGCTGTCTATTTCTTTTAATAATATTTCATATTTTTGATTCATTAAAGGTAATCCAAAAACGATATCCTTTTTAACATAAGAAATTTGTTTAATCTTGTTTTCAAATATATAATTAATCAAATTTAATTTTTTATTGGAATTATAAGCACCTACATGAGTGTTTTCATATATTAAAATATCTTCAATAATAAAAAATTTATTGTTAATAATAGTTCCATAAAATAATGTGTTAAAACATAGTGACCTATCAAAACAACATGGTATAATTTTAATATCATAAATTTTTTTTGATCTTTTATCTATTTCTAAAAATATACATACATAATGTCTGTTATATGTAGTAAACCAAGCCAAATATTTTTTTCCATATGGTATAGCCATACATAATTCATAATTATGAACTTTGTTATGTATTAATTTTTCATAAGAAAGTTCAAAGTCAGGTAATAATGAAATAATTTCTTTTTTATTTTGAGGTGTTAGTCGCATATTCTCTATTATTCTTAAAATAGATTTGTTTTTAAATAATTTTATTATATGATATATATATATTATGGAGATTGTTTTGTTAGTTAGAAGCTATAATAGACCAGAATACTTAGAAAAAACTTTAGAATCTGTATTAAAAAGTGATATAAATTTGTGTATAAAAAGGTATATTTATGATGATGGTTCAAATAATACTGATACTATTAATATTTTAAATAATGAAACATATGTTAATTGTCCTTCAAAAGAATTTGAAGTTATCTTTAATGATAAAAATGTAAAATGTAAAAAATCATTTATAGATGCCTTAACATTTTTAAAAGAAAAACATTCAAGTAATTGTTTAATATGTTTAATTGATAATGATGTAAATGTGAAATATAATTTTATATCACAAATTATAACTAAATATATGGAGGCATATAAATTTTATAATCATAATAAAATATTATTTACAGGTTTTAATTCAAGTAACACACATAAAAATAATAAAAATTATGAAGAAAATAGAGAATTTGAAGATTTTTATAGAAAAACATCTATGGGAGGAGTTAATTTTATATTTCATAATACATTTATCGATGAAATTATATCAGCATGGTCTACAAGAGTTGATTGGGGTGTAGTTAAATATATGAATAGGAAAAATTATCCGATGTTATGTTTTAAAAACTCAATATTAAATCATATAGGAGAAAATGGTTTGTGGTCAAGAAAAGGTAGATACGATCATGATAAAGATTTTGAGAATGATTAAATTTTTTATATTACTATAAATTATAATGAGTTTAACAATAGTTAGACATGGTGAAAGTGTTTGGAACAAACAAAATTTATTTACAGGATTTAAAGATGTAGAATTAAGTGAAGAAGGAATAAAAGAAGCCAATATGTGTGGCGAAGAAATAAGAAGAACATGTGTAAATATGGATTTTGATATTGCATATACAAGTAATTTACAGCGTGCATTCAAAACATGCGAGACTATTAGAAGTCATTTAGATCATGATTTTGACATTATGCGATCACAATATTTAAACGAAAGAGATTATGGTGACTTAACCGGATTAAATAAAAAAGAAACAGCTGATAAATATGGTGAAGAACAAGTTCAGTTATGGAGAAGAAGTGTAGATGTTAGACCTCCAAATGGTGAAAATTTAATTGATGTTATTGACCGTGTAAAAAAATACTATACTGAATTTATGTTACCATTTTTAAAAGAAGGAAAAAATATTTTAATTGTTGCTCATGGTAATTCTATCCGTGCTCTTTTAGTAGTATTAGAAGTATTTAATATTGATGTAATTAGTAATTTTGAAATACCTACTGGTAAACCTATGTATATATCTATTGATAATGGATATTCATTTGTAAATAAGTATTTAATAACTGGTAGACAAATTTTAGATAGTCGTGGAAATCCAACCATTGAATCAGAATTACAAAACCTTGAATGTAAAGTAATAGGCAGAGGTACAGCACCATCTGGCGCATCAACAGGATCAAATGAAGCGGTTGAGTTAAGAGATGACGATGAAAACTATTTTATGGGAAAAGGTGTTTGGAAAGCAATTAATAATCTTATATCTTTAAACCAAAGTATGTATTTAGATGACAAAACATTAAAAAATTTAATTAAATGTGATAATCAATTGATATTTATTGATGGGACACAATTAAAAGAAAATTTGGGTGGAAATACAACTACAGCAGCATCATTTTTATTTGCTGATGTAGGTGCTAAGTTAAATAATATGGAACTATTTCAATACTTTTCTGATGTATATGGATATAATGAAATTAAGAAAAGAATGCCAGTTCCTATGGTTAATATATTAAACGGCGGTAAACACGCAGGAGGCAATTTAAAAATTCAAGAATTTATGATTATGCCTAGTGAAAATGTTAAATTTTCTGTTGGTGTAGAACATATGTTTATTGTTTATAATAATCTAAAAAAAATTCTAAAAAAAAATTATGGTCCTAGTTCTATCAATTTAGGCGACGAAGGAGGATTTGCACCAAATTTAAACACAGCCGAAGAAGCATTAAATATGATAGAAAATGCTGTCGAAGAAAGTAATTTAAAATTAGGGGAGGATATATTTTTAGCACTAGATTGTGCTGCTAGTGAATTTTATGATAAAACATTAAATAAATATGAGATTGAACCTAACAAATTTATTACATCAAATGAATTATGTGATTACTATATTGATTTATTAGAAAAACATCCAGCTCTTAGAAGCATTGAAGATGGTTTTGATGAAAAAGACTATGAGGGATGGAAAATGTTTACAAAATCATGTGGCTCAAAATTAATGATTGTAGGAGATGATTTATTTACTACAAATCCCGAATTAATTAAAACAGGAATGAAGGAAGAATGGGCAAATAGTTTATTATTAAAAGTAAATCAGATAGGAACAATAACCGAATCAGTAAAAGCTGCTAAAATGATGCAGGGAAAGAACTGTGATGTTATCGTTTCACATAGATCTGGTGAAACAAATAATACATTAATATCTGACTTAGCGGTCGGTATTAATGCCAAATATATTAAATTAGGTGCTCCAGCAAGAGGAGAAAGAGTAGCAAAATATAATAGATTATTGCAAATACAAGAATTAATTTAACTGTTGGCTCATTTGCTGCTGTAAATAGATTTTTAATTCATCTTCCATATTTCTATCATGATTAGTATCTTCGGTAGAATTAGATATATCTTCAAATTGAACAGATTTATTATTAATATTAGTTGCGTTAATAATATCATTATAATTGGAATGAACAATTTCGGGGTCTTTTATTTTTATTTCAGTAAAATTATCAATTAAATATACATAAATATAGTGAAATAAACCGATAATTACAATAGAAATTGTTATATTTTGTATTATCCAAAATAAATCCATAAATATATTATATAAAAATATTAATTTAACATCGTTAAAAACGTATTAATATCATCATATAAATTATATTCATCTAATTTATCATTTGCTATAAAATATACATCATGTATTCTACAACCTCTTTTCTCAATATATAATTTTAAATTGGACTGATCTCTTAAACCATAAATATTTACATGTATATCTAATAAATCATAGCATGTAAAAGGAATATTATATGTATCTTTTTTAATAAAATAAGATTTATCTAACAATAAATCTACATTATTAATTGTTTTTTTTTCAAAACTACTGTCCATATTTTTTAATTTATAAATATTATCATTGTGTAATTTAAAATTTCCATCACATGAGAAAATATAAGAATACTTATCAGATTTTATTAGATATTTTTTTAACTGTTCTTCATTAAAAATATGCTTTGATATATTACAAATAAATATTTTTATCATTATATTAACACATGTTAAACCTTTAAATCTATTATATTATAAATTTGAATAATTAGAAATAATCTAAAACTTATTAATAATTTATAAAATATATTATAAAACAATTTAAACCCTTTATTTATATTCATTATAATGACAAAGAACATTGGTATATTAATTGATAAAGCAGGTGACCTTAAAGAAGTGAAAATTAATGATATGGAAAATTTATATAAAACATGTAAATTAAAAAAACCTGATAACTTTGATCTAAGACATACATGGAAGGTTAAAATTAAAGGTGAAAAATATAAAATTAAATTATATGCTAAAGATGATGGAAGAGCAAATTCTGAAAATAAATATGATTTGCCTCCTCCTATCGACAATGATTTATTCTTCGGAAGTATGTTAGTAATTGGAAATAACAATGATGATGAAATTATTGATATGTCTGTTGAATTATGGGAACAAATTTATGAAAAATTATTTGGTGGTTTTGAAAATTTAAAAGATACAGCAAAAGAGGATGAGGAAGAAGAAGATGAATTGGAAAATGTTCCCGATAGCATGAAAACAAAAGAAGGTTATTTAAAAGATGGATTTATCGTTGAAAATGAAGACGATGAATTAGATTATGAGGCAGAAGATGATGATGAGGAAGATGATGACGATGAGGAAGACGATGAAGAAGATGATGATGATTGTGGTTCGGAATTAGCTTTTGAAGATTATGTTTATAGTGATGAAGATTAAAAAAAATTGATTTAAATATAATTTATAAATTTAAATCAATAAAGATGAGAAAAATTGAGAATCCTGAAGAATTTAGAAGTAAAGTAACAGAATCATTAATTAAACTATTAAAAAATGACAATTTTTCACAAAATTTAGAAAAGGGTATATTTAATTATGCATTAAAAGAAGCAACAAATAGAAATTTAATTAAAAAATGGGATAATAGTTATTTTGTGCAAATTTATATTGATAGATTGCGTACAATTTATTTTAATATCAAAAATACAAAATATCTTCAAGATTTGATAAAAGATTGTATAGATGATAAAACAAAAATAAAGGCTCATGAGTTTGCGTTTATGACACATCATGAGATGGATCCAAAAAGATGGGAAAAATTATTAACTGAAAAGGCAAAACGGGATGAGAAAAAATATGAAAGAACACAAAAAGTATCAAGTGAATTTACATGTAGAAAATGTAAAAGTAACGATTGTAGTTATTATCAAATGCAGACAAGAAGTGCTGATGAACCTATGACTACTTTTATTACATGTCAAAATTGTGGTAACAGATGGAAATTTTAATTATCTACATACAAAGATTTTACTTAAACAAAATAATTGTTCCCATTCTTTAACATATTCTGATTTAGGATCTGTGTAATTTTCGATTGTATTTTTTCCAAAATTAGGACAAATACATACCGGGCCAAAATAAGAGTTATACACATCTTCAAAATGATATAATGAACATAGTAACCCTAAAATTCTTTCCAACCCTTTTCTATCTTCTCTACAATTAACAAAATTAACTAAATTTGTAAAATTATGTTTTTTTTCAATAAATTCTAGAAATTGTAAAGACATGGTACAAGACAATCCAAAGCTTCCAAACCATTTTTTTCTATCTTGTAATAACTTATGTAATTCTTCATTATTTGTTAACTGATTTATTTGATGTGTAATTACTTTTTTATTATCATGAACACCTTGATAAAAATGCCAGAAGAATTTAAAATTTTCAACATTTAATTTATCCGCACAAAGAGGGCGATTTAAAAACATAGAGTCTTGAAAATAAATTATATATTTCGACCATTTTTTCTTTAAAAAATAATAAAAGGGTAATATTTCTCCACATTTTTGTTTATTATGTTGAATTAACTCCACATTTTCTAATTGTATATTTTTAATGTATTTATAATTAGAATTGTTATCAATAATAACGATTTTATTATTAGGATGAAATTTTCGAATAGAATTATAACAATTAATCCATAATTCAGAATATTGTTCTTTCTTAACACATCTTAAAATAACAAATGTATAATCATGTGATAATACATGATTTTTACTAATATATGGTTCATTACATATTTTTCTATATTCACGATATCCTGACCTTTTATAATGTGTTATAGCATTTTCTTCAGATCGTATTCTTGCTTGTTGTAGGTCAATATTATTTATTAAATAATGTCTCCAATTAAAGTTGGCAGGTATTGTCATATATAAAAATTATATATTTTATATATAACAAATATTATTAATTATAAAAAAATATTATATTATAAAGTATTATATGACAGATTATATTATTATTGATGATTTTCTTACAAATAAAGAAATAGAGGATTTTAAAATTATACTACAAGAAAAATATAGTAAAAAAAGGGGGACTTTTGGAGATAATGTTAAATTAGATAAAAAAAATAGATATGAATATACTCCAAAATTTGAAGATTTAATATTTGTAGATAAAAAATTAGAAAAGTTAAGAAATAAAATTTACAAAGATTTTGGATTTTTTACTTGCTATAGAGAAAAATGGAAAGTGGCCATTTATGAAGGGTCAGAGCAAGGATTTTATACTGAACATAAGGATAATCAAGGTAATATATCACATAGAAGAGTATCTAGTATATGTATGTTGAGTAATCCAGAAGAATATGAAGGTGGTGAACTTCATTTTCCAGAATTAAATAAAAAATTTAAATTAAATAAAGGTTCATTAATTATATTTAATTCAAATTTATTACATGGTGTAAAACCTGTAACAAAAGGAATAAGATATGTTATGTTATCTTTTTTATATGATGTTGAATTATCTAGTAAAAAAACTGATTATCAATATAAGAGTCCATGTAATACATGTATGAAAAGAAAATATATGTTACCTATAACTCCCGATAGTGGTCCAGGAAATCAAATAGTTAGTATAAAAGAAGCATTACTTTTATCTAAATTATTAAATAGAATATGTATATTACCACCGATCCACAGTCATTATACAAGTATAAAAAAAATAGTGTGGAATTTTAATGAAATATATGATGTAAAAGATTATTTCTGTAATTATTATGATAAATCAAAAACTTATGAATTTAATAATATTTATGGTTGTCATGGTAAATATACATTTGAAAATTTAAAATTAGAAAAAATACTTGATATAAAAGATAAAAACACCACGCTATTAACCCATCGTAATTTTAAAACTATAGAGGATATTGAAGAACTAGAAAAACTAGATGATAATATAATTTGTATAAAACATTTATGGAATCATGTTAAATTTAATACTTGCTCTACAAATGGTTGTTCTAATTGCGGATATAATAAGCATTTTTTAGAAATTTATAAGTCAATTTGTATGTTATTGGATTTTTCATCTAATATTAAAAAACTAGGGGACT